TTTTCCCAACGCTATGCTGATTCTTCCTTACTCGGTGAGAAGATCTCTCTCCCAGAACTCCGTCTTCAAGACCACAAGAATAGGCAGAATTCTATCGATGCTATTGATCCGTTTCTCAAACAGAAGTATGAGATCTTGATGCAGCAACACTTCGAGCAGGGTATGAAAATCTACCAACAGATGCTTGAAGATGATATTGCAAAGGAGTGTGCTCGTTTTGTGCTTCCCCTCGCTGTAGGGACAAAACTCTATATGACGGGCAATCTCAGGTCATGGATCCATTATATCAATCTGCGTACCGCCAACGGCACCCAGAAGGAGCATATGGAGATTGCAGAACTCTGTAAGCAGCATTTCATCTGTCAGTTCCCAACCGTCTCTGAGGCGCTTGGGTGGTGTCCTGAGGGTGACTGCGGTTGTCCTGAGAAACTTGACGACTGTGACTGTCTTCAACCCTCATTGAGGATTGACTGATGGGAATGTACGAATCACTAAATTGTTTTGAGGAAGCACTCAAACACTTCGGAACCAGAGTTGAAATGATCACTGCTATGGAAATGGCAAGGAGAATATCTTCTGAAGATGCATACCAGATGATCAAAGAAGAGATGAAGGAACTGAAAAAGTGTCGTAAACATTACAAGAAAGAGGAGGACTGCTAGATGCCTACATACAATGTAAAAAATCTCAAGACAGGGGAAAAGAAAGAATTCCGTATGACAATGAAAGAATATTGTCAGTGGAAAGAAGATAATCCCGATTGGGACAAGGACTGGGAAGCTGGCGTTGCTGGTACTACCTACGGCGTACCCAAAACCGATAATGGTTTCAAAGAAGTCATGTCTAAAGTCCAAAAAGCACATCCTGGTGCAAACCTGAGTCGATTTACCTAAACTATGGCAAGAGCAAGAAAAAGGAACACCACGTCCAATCCCGTACCTCCCCATATGACTGCAAAACAGATCAAAAGGAAGAAACCGATTGATAAAACCTATATGGTTCCTATCAATCCATTGACTCCTAATCAGGAGACTGTCTTTCAACAGTATGCTGAGGGACAAAACATTTTGCTGCACGGTGCTGCAGGTACTGGTAAAACCTTTATCACCTTGTACCTTGCACTTCAAGAGGTACTTGACGAAAACACACCTTATGATAAAATCTATATTGTAAGGTCTCTGGTTCCTACCAGAGAGATTGGTTTCCTTCCTGGAGACCATGAAGATAAGTCTGCACTCTATCAGATTCCATACAAGAACATGGTTCGATACATGTTCAGTATGCCTGACGATAATTCTTTTGAAATGTTGTACGACAATCTACGAGCACAAGAAACTATTAGTTTCTGGTCTACAAGTTTTATCCGTGGTGTCACTATGGATAATTGTATTGTCATCGTAGATGAATTCAGCAACCTTAACTTCCATGAACTTGATTCAATGATCACTCGCGTTGGTGAGGATTCTAAGATCATGTTCTGCGGTGATATTACTCAATCTGATTTGGTGAGAGAAAATGAAAAGACTGGAATCTCTGACTTCATCAAAATTCTACAAGAGATGCAGGAATTTTCTTGTATTGAGTTTGGTATTGATGATATTGTTCGTTCTGGCTTGGTTAAATCTTACCTTATTAGTAAATATAATCTTGGGTTCTAATGTCCTTTAACTTTATTAATCTCGATCTCAAAGAACCTGAGGTCGAACCTGTGAATCGTGATGGCGTAAGGCATTACCCTATTCCTGGTACTGATAAATATTTTCCGAGTGTTACCTCAATCACATCGTTCAAAAACGCTCAGTTCTTCAAAGAATGGAGAACTAAAATAGGTGAAACTGAGGCTAATCGTATCACCGCTCGCGCTACACAACGCGGCACAGCATTCCACCACCTCGCTGAAGATTATTTCAAAGGTGAACTAAATCTAGACAGATACTTGGAAAACAATCCATTATCTGTTAGAATGTTTCAGACAGCAAAATCTACACTAAATCGAATCGATAACATTCATTGTTTAGAGACCTTTCTCTATTCACATTATCTTGGTTTGGCAGGTCGAGTAGATTGTATTGCTGAGTTCGATGGCGAATTAGCAGTGATCGATTTTAAAACCTCAACTAAAGAAAAAAAGGAATCATACATCGAGCACTATTTTGTGCAAGAGACTGCTTATGCAGCGATGTTCCTTGAGCGTTCAGGTATCGAGGTAAAGAAAATTGTCACACTTATCGCAACCGAAGAGGGATCTATTCAAATTTTTGAGAAGTACAATCTTGATGACTATTTACAATTACTCAAATCCTATATTGAAGAATTTGTTAGGGGAAGACATGCCTAAAAAAGACTTGGATGATAAGTTTCTCACACCTACCAAATTCTCTCAGGAAATTGAGAGGTTAGTGAAAAAAAGTAATGGTCTAATTTCTTACATTGAGGCAGTAGTTACTTACTGCCAGGAAAATGAAATCGAATTAGAAACTGTTCCTAAACTTATTTCCAAACCATTAAAAGAACGTTTACGCCATGAGGCACAACGTTTAAACTACATGAAACAATCATCTAAAGGAGTTCTACCATTGTGACTGGGTTTGAAGTGTATAAAATGTATCTCGCACTTAAGCAACACTTCACTAAAGAAAAATACGATTTCTACAAATACAATGGTAAGGTTCGCGCTAATGAAAAATCTTTTGAAGAAAGGCGCGACCGATACTTCTTTAAAAAGTTAGCGACGAAGTATTCGGGAGCAAAACTCTTAGGATATTTTGTCGCTAACTTTGTTAATAACCCCAAAGGATATCTCAGATCTTTTAGTGATGATATCTACACTGATTGGAAGATTCATCAAGAGTCTTTCACATATAAATTTAAACAGGACGTAAACACTTTACTGGATCAATCTACATTCCCATACCAGGAAGCATTCGATAGAATTTTCAAGTTAGAACCTGGTAAACATCCAAGTGTATTACGTTTATATCTTTCTCAAGATATCTCACTAGAAACTCTCGTTGTATTTGAACATTGCTTAGGATTTGTATCTGATTTTGATAGAGTATTGACTGATCCTATTTGGAAAGAGACTAGACTTAAAATTTTAAAGTATAAACCTTTTTTGAGCATTGATTGCACAGAGTATAAGACAACTATTTTGGATACAATAAGGACAAAGTTATGAGTTTTTTTAAGTCCGATCAAGTGCAGGAAAACCTGCAAGACATTTTTAACATGTACCAATCAGTTTCATATGAAACATCTCGTCTTGGTAACATGTCCATAGAAGAAAAACTTGAGCATATTGAATCATGTAAGATGCTCATCGACAAACAGAGAACCTTTTATGGTAGACTATGCCTTGCTGCTTCGGAAGATCCTGATGCAGCAGACATGAAGACCCGAATCAATGCACTCTCGCAAGCGTTTGGGTATGCAGATCTTGGTGAGTGCCTTGGCGCTATGGTCACGACACTCGAACAAGCGGCACAACGCGAGGTTGACCAAGACTAAATAGTATGCTACGATAACCCAGTAGCAAACAAAACACACTACACATTCAATACGGAGAATACGATTATGTCATTCGCATCCCTCAAGAAAGCGTCCTCTGGTGGCGATACCTTCGCTAAACTGACGCGAGAGATCGAAAAAATCAATCAACCCCAGTCTGGTGGTGGCGCAGATGAGCGTCTCTGGAAACCTGAACTGGATAAGTCTGGTAACGGATATGCTGTCATCCGTTTCCTCCCCGCTCCCGATGGCGAAGAAATGCCTTGGGCAAAGGTCTGGTCTCACGCCTTCAAAGGACCAGGTGGTCAGTGGTACATTGAGAACTCTCTCACAACTCTCGGCAAGGATGATCCTGTCGGTGAACTGAACCGCGAACTTTGGAACAGCGGTCGTGACAGCGACAAAGAGATTGCTCGTGCTCAAAAGCGTAAGCTCTCTTACTACAGCAACATCTATGTTGTGAGTGATTCTGCTCACCCCGAGAACGAAGGCAAAGTCTTCCTCTACAAGTTCGGTAAGAAAATCTTTGACAAACTGGTCGAAGCAATGCAACCTGCATTTGCTGATGAGACTCCCATCGATCCTTTCAACTTCTGGAAGGGTGCTGACTTCAAACTGAAGATCCGCAAGGTCGATGGTTACTGGAACTATGACAAGTCTGAGTTCGCTGCACCTGGTACGCTGGGTAACTTCGATGATGACAAACTGGAATCTATCTGGAAGCAGGGGTATTCCCTTGCAGAGTTTGAAGATGCTAAGAACTTCAAGTCCTATGAGCAACTTCAAGCACGTTTGAATCTGGTTCTCGGCAAGAATGCTGCACCTGCTCGCATTGATGAATCCCTTGAGGATGAATCTGAAGGACGAGGTTCTTTCAACTCTCCTGACATCATGGCATCTAATCAACCTGATTGGGGTGCTGAAGTCAAGGACTTCCGAGAGAAAGCAGTAGCATCATCTCCTGTTCAAGATGAAGATGACACTCTCTCCTATTTTGCTAAACTTGCAGAGGAAGAGTGATGGACTTTGTTCATGCTTGGAACTCCATGTCTTATGGCGAGGGGTTCCTCTTCTCGATCTGGGTGATCGGGATGTACTATATAAAACTAAGAATGGATAGGTACTTCCGATGAAACTAGCACTTGCATCACTAATGCTATTGTCATCTATTGCACTTCCTGCTCAGGCAAGAGGTCCAGTCTATGACCCTACCAGAATTCGTTATCGAGATACTGGTGACTATTCAAACTACAAAGCATACGAATCGAAGGGTGGGTATGCTCGTGAAGAAAAATGTTTCAAGCGAGTATATCGTGAAGAGTACGTCCCTGGAGACATGCGTAATCCTGGGTATGTCAGATCATACAAGAAAAGGGTTTCCGTTCCCTGTGATTGGAAATATTATAATAGGAGACCTGCTGCTCCTCCAATTCATGAACATAAACATGAACATAAAGAGAAGGATGACAACTCTTGCATCGAAGGTGCAGTTCTTGGTGGCATCGGTGGTGCTGGAGCAGGTGCTGTACTATCCCGTGGCGATGGTCGCTGGTGGGCAATCCCTCTAGGTATTGTCGGAGGCAGCATGGTTGGATGCCAAATTGATGGGGGTTGACCCCAAACCAAAATCGACCCTTGATTCCCAGGAAAGCGGAAAAAAAATTCCGCCAAAAAATGGGTCTCTAGGGTTTTTTAGTATCCTCCTCCATAACCAGGTGAAGGCGATGGGGATGGACTTGGAGAAGGACTTGGAGAAGGCGAAGGTGAAGGACTTGGTGAAGGCGAAGGTGATGGGGAAGGGGATGGACTTGGAGTAGGAGATGGGGATGGTGTTGGAGTAGACGTTGTAGTCGCTGCTGTAGTTCCACCTGACGCTGGTGTGATTGTAGATGTAGCAGTTGTAGTTCCAGCAGTTCCAGCAAGAGATGAACCTGGACCATAATCGAAAGATGTTGTTGTTGTCGTCGTGTCTGTAGAAACCAGAGATTCTGATGTAATGTACCCAACATCACCAAGGAATCTAGAAGCAATAGAAATAGGAGTCTTTTTGTTCCCCTGATCGTCAAGTTCTAGATGTGGAGCATAAGCAATTAATTGTTCAAACTCTTCAATAATCAAATCTACCATTTGAGAAACTGGAAGAAGAATTTGTCTTTTCTTCTCATTTTCAAATGATTCATATTCATAGTTACTAACAGGATATACTGATTCAGTTTCACTCTTAGTAGTGCCATCTGGCATTACTGTTCTCCAAGTTCGGTTTACAACAATACCTCCTGGCATATAGACGATATCATCTAGCATTATTTCTTGTGTTTCATAATGATGGACATCATCAGGACCACTATACTTTTCATTGACATATGTGATTAAGTCCTCTTCATTTCTAGGCCAATCTTCATATACATCAGTGATATTGTTTACTAGTAAGATAACCCAATCTAAGTGAGAATCTTTATAAACTTCTAATGCTAATGTTGATGGTGTTTGACCAGCAGTAATTGAATACGCTTCAAATAGAGAACTATACTTTGATAAATCATCTCTAGTTTTGGTGCGTCTGAATAGATTTTTTACTAATCTATATTTGGTTGCTTCATCGTCAGCAACACCTTCACCAACGTATACATTTGGTAAATAAGAAAAAAACCCAGGCATTAGAATCCTCCTCGTCCATCTTTAACAGGTCCAATGTCTGTTTGTGTAATAATTCTTGTTTCTGTAAAGGAAACTGTCAATTGAATTGCAGGGACTTGAACCATGTCACCTGAAACTCGTTTAAATGATGTATATTGACCATCTGGAGTATAGTTGACGTTTATACCCGTACATACAGATGGGAAAATATTGAAGTGCATTGATTTTTCATTATCAGTGGAATTGTCACTAATACTACCATCAGCATTCAGTCTGATAAACTTCAGATCAAACTTATCAGGAACTTCTAAGAATCTATTTGAACTGATAGTTGAGAACTGACCTTGAAGTTGACTATTATTATCAAGACCAAATCCACTTGATTTTAAAGAACCAGTTGCTCCCATGATAGGTAGAGAACCCTCTTTAATATAATCAATGATCATTCTGACCATTCTTGCTTCTTGCTCAGATCTAGAATAAAATTTAAAGGTGAACTGATGAGTTCTAAAATTCATATTACTAAAGATCTGTTCTTGGAATGGGTTAAATACCTTACCCTTTCCAATTGCTAACAGAGAACTAGCATCAACATTACCTGCCAGACCTAATGCTTGATTCATTGCACCAGCAGCTTGTGCCATTGCACCCAAAGCAACTTCTGGCGTTGCTGCAGCAGCAGCACCCTGAATATTTTTTGCCAAAGCGTTGAAATCATCAGATTCCATTCCTCCCAAAGCAGCAGCGCCCAAAACACCCATGACTCCCATATTTACTTGCCTATAGGAGGGCGTATATTGAGTTTGCAACTGCTGAGGCATTGCAAGGTAGCATCTACGAGGATTTAACTCACGTTCTACTTTGTTACCTGGTAAATTCTCACCATAATATTTCGAGGAGTTGTCCTCAAACTTGATTCTGCTTCGTTGCAGCATTAAGTAATCAATAGCTTTTGTGGCACCCTGATTATCATCATCCCCCTGATTTGCAGTAACAGGTGGTTGTAATGGATACCTTAGGATAGATTGTGCCAACTTCGTACCTAAATATTATGTGACCTCTATGTATTTATGAGATATCAAGGAAAGTATCGTCCTAGTTTCCCCAGAAAGTACAAAGGTGATCCGACAAATGTTATTTATCGGTCATCATGGGAGTATAAGTTCATGAAATGGTGTGATATAACCGCATCAGTTCAAGAATGGGGAAGTGAAGAGATCATTATTCCATACATATCACCAGTTGACGGCAAAAGACATAGATATTTTCCCGATTTTTATGTCAAAATAGCAAACAAAAGGTATCTGGTTGAAGTCAAACCATTTAGGCAGACTAAAGAACCTAAAACCCAAAAAAGAATGACAAAACGCTATATTAATGAGGTTGTTACTTGGAGTGTCAACCAAGCAAAGTGGAAAGCAGCAACTGAATTCTGCAAAGATAATAATTGGGAATTTATGTTAATCACAGAAAAGGAACTTAAGGTCTAATGGCAATCCCAAATCCGCAGGCAGCAAAATATAACTCATTAAATGAATTCATAGGGCAATTCAAGGACAATGATAATTTCCCTAGTACGACGAATTTATTTTCGTTACATTTTGCATGTCCTGCTATTCTTAGATCAACACAAACTCAAGTATCTGGAACATTTGCGGGTCAGACCGATGAAGTTTTCAATCCTGAGCGAGGTGATTTAAGAAACTTACTTTTAGATTACTATGCCAAGACTGTAAACTTACCCAGTAAGCAGGTAACTAGTGGTCAAATTGTAAATGTAGGTTCTGGATTTAAGTATGCTACTGGTACAGCATTTAGTCAAATCAATATAACGTTTCAAGTTCCTCGTTCTCAATACACCAGAAACTTCTTTGAGAGATGGGTTGATGAGATGGCGAGAGATTCTAATCAATTTACAGAATTCTATCGCGAGTACGTTTGCCCTAGATTATACATCTTCAAAATGGAGAGAGGTGGTGGAGATTTGGCAATATCAGATCCTAAACTTCTATCAGAGGTTAGGAGAGCAGCAGCACAAGGTCTGCAAGTTCTAACCGCTAGAAAGAATGATGTTACAGCATGTTGGGAATTGCAGAACGTTTTTCCATATAACATTGGGTCTATTCAGTTAAATAATGATAAGGCACGAGTTATGGAACTTACTGTTGGTTTTTACTATGAAAGATATAGGTTCTTTACTAAGGATCAATTTGATTCTCCAGGTCGTCCCGATATCGTACTTGACATGGCAGAAACTTCTGATAATATCATTGATACGAACCTCGTCTAA